CGCTGGAACGGAAACTCATTTCCACCGATGTTCTGGAACGCTTCGACCGTGAACTCGCCGCCCACAAAAAGCTGGTTGTTCTGGACGAACGGCACCACCACGCCATCCGGGGAGGATTCCGCACTGCCGAAGTCGAGCGCATCGTAGGTCAGTCCGTCATTGAGCGCCGAGACAATGAACTTTTTCTCGTCCGTGGTGAACACAAAATAGCCGTCGATGAAACAGGCGTACTGCGGGTTCCCGTTGGCCCGGAAATCGCTGTCGGTGATCTCGGTCAGCGTGTCGGTGTCATCCTCGAAGATGTAGCCCGCGCCGCCCGGAACCAGTATCAAAAGCTGGGTGTCGTTGTTGACCATCACCACCCGCGCGTCGGATTCGATCTGCCCGAGGTTGGTCAGCGTGTGATCGGCATTGACCCGGAACAGCGTCGGGCCGTTCACGACATAGAGCCGGGACTTGAAGGTTTTCTCGCCCCGGCTGCTGTCGGTCACGGACGCGCCGGAGGTCGCCACCTGATACAACCCCGGCGTGCCCCGCAGCGTCTCCTGATTCAGCGCCGGAACTTCGGGAATATGCGGGTACCAGTTGACGCACTGCTGCGCGGAGAGCGGCAGGGATTCGCTTTTGTAGGCGCCGTTGGCAATGGGGAGGATCGTGCGCGGCATCAGTCTAGCCTCACCAGCGCGTCGATCACGGTAATGGTGTTGGTGCCGGCCGTATCGGCCACCACCACGTCGATAAAGTCACCAGCCTCCAGCGCAATACTGCCCTGCAGCAGCGCGGAGGATGGATCGGTGGAGAGCGCCAAATCCTCGGCATACATCTCGATGGCGTTGTTGCGCGCGATGGCCACCACGCCCCCGGCTGTCGTGCCGGCCGCTTTCAGATTGAACTCCGCGTACAGGTTGAAGGTGCGCCCCTCGCCGGTATTCACCATGCGCCCGGACAGGTCGGGCCGTACAAGGTGGCTGTCCTGCGGCGTCCAGAAGCCCGCGACCTTGCGCGCCTGTGATGCGGTCGTGAGGTTGGTTGCCAACTGGTTGCCCGCAATGGTCATCACGCCGTAGGGTGATGGCGTGTAGAACGTGTTGGGCCAGCAGTAGTTACCGGACCCGCGCGGGAGTGTGCCGGGCAGTAGGCTGGTGCCGATTTTCACGCCCATGCGGTAAAGCGTTTTCTCGCCATCGGCGGCCTGCTTGAGCAGCGCCGCCGTGACACGCCCGCCGAATTGCGGGGCAAGGTCTATCGCGAGGTTGGCCACCAGCCCGCGCAGCGCGCCGTCCGGCACGTTCACGTAGTCCGTGAGGTGACACAGGCGTTGATAGCCAAGGCGCACGCCGTTGGCCTCCAGGCCCAGCAGGTAGCCGTTCAGTGCGTCCAGTCCATCCTGGTATTCGTCGGGCTCCAGTTGAGAGTCTGCGGCCTCCACGAGGATCGCATGCAGCGCGCGCCGGATCAGGTCGCCCGCCGTGCTGTAGCCGTAGCAACTGGACAGCGCCAATGTGATCGGTACCGGGACTTCCGGCGTGACCGATACCGTGACCGAGGGGCTGGTCGCTATCGCGTATGTAGCAATTGCGAATGTGCCAGTCACTCAATACATGCCTTTATTATTCGTGTACTTCTATTCATCCTAGCACCTCATAACTGGGTGAACGTCACAGAAGAAATACATGGTAGGTTTGGCGTTATTGGCGTGTCTGGCCCACCGCCTGAAAATTGATTCCACATCCCTACATCAAGTTCTATTCCGTGCAGAGTTGCGCCAACAAGTGGCGCGGGAAGCGGCCCAGACAAAACTTGTATATCATCAGCCAGCCCGTATATCTGACTTCCCACAACCTTTGCAGTGAGCTTTACAGGCGTAGCGCCGGTATAGGAGGAATACGCGCTGGAAGCAACTGCCACATAGTGGCTTTGTCCAGGTGTACCATAATAATCTGTAGGCTTGCGACCTATAACCTCCAAAATCCACGCCGGGCCGCCGTACCAGTTGTGTTCATAGTACATAACAACACCAAACTCATTGGCAGCAGGGTTCACCGCCACCATCGGGCCGCCCTGCTTGTAGCTCGTCGGGTCTAGCAGGATTGCCGACGCTTCAATATTTGCAAACCCGAAGTCGCGAAAAACCGCGCCTCTTCCGCAGTGAAACCAACTCTGTGTCGTGTAGTTTGATAGGGCTGTATAGTCGAACCACACTTTTTCAGCGCCGTTCGGACGGGTAACGCAAAACGCCCCGGACACAATCCCGGCAGCGTCCCACCACACATCAAATTGGCCGCCAGACAAGCTATGAGCGTCCTGCCAATCATCGTACTGTATAGATTCGCCATTGACGAACACTTGGCCGGAGTTAAAAAGGGCGGGGCGAGGAATCATAAATAAGCGCCCAAGGAATTATCATTCCTGTAAGATAGCGTCATCGCATCAAGATGCAGCGCCCGTTCAGTAGCCCCTGCCGTTTTGTATATGCCAGCGATGGGGAACAATTGTGAGCCTACTGACGGGTAGTTGGTTAGTGCTGGCGTTGCCACAGAGACGCCATCTATATAAAACGTCAATACCCCGGCATTAATATTGACCCGCAGCGTTTTGTAGGTGTTAGTCAGCGCTATGCCAGTATCAACATTCGTTGCCGTCCCTGCATTAGTCACAATCGCGCGCCAATTGGGCGACGCGCTAGAGGCGAGGAAAAATATCCCGGTTGTCGGTAACGCCGACATCGTTGCAGCAAACCCGAATACTGCACTATAGTCCTCGCCAACGGTTGGCGTGCTGGAAAGCCTAAGAACCATTCTCCCATCCACATAGTTCATGCCGCTGCTCGCAATAAGCGTTCCGAACAGTGCATTAAGCGCAGCAATCCCTGATGATGTTGTTCCGCTGAACAGGCTTAAAACTCCATACCTTATTTCTCCAATTAGCGATCCATTCTGCGCAGCTCTTGCGCCAGTCCCGGAACAAGTAACAACACAATGCTCACCAGGGATAGGCGTTTTCGTGCCCGTGTAGCTGTCTCCGAACACGCCGCCAAAAAAGTCGGTTGCGAATCTGGCTTGGGTTCGAGAATGATTGAACAGCCCAACTACCGCAGTGCCAGAAAAATCATCCGGTGTGGCCTTTCTGCCAACCCCAGCTTGTAGCATTGCCACGTTCTCAGTGCCCGTGAACTGAGTTGCAGCAGAAAGAGACGATACTTCTGTGCCTGTGACATTGGCCGTAACGCCAAGAGTTGTTCTTGCGGCGCTGGCGTCCGCGTCATCAAGAAGTGTCTTTGCAAAACCGCCTATCGTTGTGCTATCCGGCACAACCATAGTTTTGATACCGGATACGCTGGTAACCTCAGACTCCATTAGCGCACCGCTAATGTCAGTTTCCATCTGATCCAAATCGACCGCCTGAGTCACAGTAATTAAATCGGTTTTTGTCTTGCTCGCAGCAATCGCCGATCGCTCAGATACCGTCAAAATCTTTTTTGTCACGCCCTCGACCATTTGCTCCATGTCGGTGGACAGTTCTGCGTCGGCCACGATGTAGATGGCCTTTTGGCCAGCTCCCCAATTGACGGAGTTGCCCGCGTTTGAGCTGGTGGTGATGGTGTCGCGGCTCAGTGTGTTGTCGCCGCTCCACGTCCCCTGTCCGGTTTCGTAGTCGGTGCCGTTTGCAATGTCCGCATACTTGGCATAGTAGGCATAGCGCGTGCCGTTCACGAGCACGCCATTCATCGGGCCATGCTGGTCGAGCGTGCCGGTAATCAGATAGTCATCGAGCCCTGTTATGGTCGTGACGCCTGCCGCATTGTTTTGGTATTCCATGATCGCGCCCCGTGCGAGTTATAGCGGTGATTTACTTCGGCGCTTTCGGTTCCTTCGGCGCTTTCGGTTCCTTCGCTTCCTTGCCTTGCTCTACCCAACCGTTCGCCGCCGCATACTCGCGGTTGGCCTCGTTGTCAGAGACGGTCAAGGGGTTGCCGCTGGGGCGTATGTAGGTGATTGTTGACATGGCCTTTTCGCTCCGATTGATAGAAAAAAGGCGGCGCGGATCGCTCCGACACCGCCACGCTTCACTGCCCTAGCTGCTAAGTACCGAAGCCCTGGCCGGCCATGAAGGGATTGATGGCTCCGAACGCAGGCAACAGGTCAAAACGGACCTTTTGCTTGTTCGCGTCACCGTCCGCGTAGCGGCTGACACGCACCGAGAAGCCCTGCTCGCTTTTCCACACGGTGTCCGTGCTGAACAGCTTCGGCAGCGCGATGGTGGTCAGGCTGAACGCATTGGGGTGGTAGAACAGCGCGGGCTGCACGACTGCGGCAGAGGAACCCAGCACGGTGATCACGTCGCTGGTGGCCAGCGCACTGTTGATGGTGTTGTAGGCGCCGTTCGCCTCGTAGATGCCAGCACCGACAACGGTCACGTTGCCCTCGCCAGAGGCGCCGAGCGTGATGCCTTCGGCAACCGTGGCGCGGAACTTGATCCGCGCGCCGGTCTCGTCAAAGATGGCTTGACGCGAGCCTTGGCTGATGTAGTAACGCCCGGTGACTTCCAGGATGTCGCCCGCAACCAGCGTAGCGCCGTTGGAGAAGCCAGTGACGGCCCACACCTGCGTCATGCTGTCCTTCGCGCCGACATAGGTCAGCGTTGGGGCGCCAGTCAGCGTACCCGCACGGTCGGCACTGGTGCCGTTGGTGCGCGAGGGCAGGCAGTTGGACATGGAGACGCGCATACCGGCAAAGTTCTTGCTGATCAGCGCTTTTTCCCACGCGGTTTCAACCAGATTGCCGTTAGCCGGTGACAGTCCATTCTGCACACCCGCCAGCGCTTGCTGGACGTAGGGGCCGCAGACATAGTGCCAGTCGGAGTCAGTCGGAACGCCCATCGCGATCATCAGGCTGGAGGCTTTCGCCACGTCTGACCATGCATCGATCGCAGTGCCGGGAACGCCCACGGACAGCGCCGAGTTATTGGCCATGAAAGCCCCAAGGTTCAGCTCCAGCGTGGTGACCATTTCCCGCGCCATCGGCGCCAGAATCTTGTCAAGCTGGTTCAGTTCCAGCGCTTCCTGGATGTTCGTCCACTCGGCTGCCACGGTGATGTAGTTCTGCACCGTCGCGGTTGCCTTGCCGCTGATGATGTCGGACTTTGTTGACAGTGAAATATCACCGCCCGAGGTTTCAATCGTTTTGTATTTGTGCGGACGTTTGATGTCCACACTGGACCCGGCAGAGTCGTCGAACTTGCCCTCGAACGTCTGCGTATCGACAGTGTTGGCCAGCACGGTATTCGCCATGAAGTGCTCGGAGAACACCTTCATCA